GACGCGCCTGGATCAACCTAGACGCGCCTGGACTGGCCAGGGAGACGCCTGGACGGACCTAGACGCGCCTAAAAACTAGGGTTTACCCGTACTTTTTAGGCCATTTTCGGCCGAAAAGCCGATAATTGTGACAATTCCGGGTCAATTTGGCGGCTTTTTGGCGTCATTTGTGTGAATAGGCCCAAAAAATGCCTTTCCACAAGACCCCTTGCTACACCTGTTTTCCAAAAACCCTTACGTCGGCTTTGAAAAAAAAATTTTGACCTTTTTTTTCTGGAATCGGAAAAAAATTTGGAAGGTCGTTTTTTTCAACTGCCGCCGGAGAAAAAAACAAGGCTCACGATTTTTTAAAAAGTAGTGCCAGATTTTTTATCTACCACCACATGCCCTCAAGGTAGAGAAAAATCGCCAGTACGGCCATCCACTCGACCCACCAGACCGGAGGTGAGGCCGGGCTCATGGCAATTATGGAGCACAAAAAAACCAACCACAAAGCCTTCACTTTATTCCCTTCAAAATACGCTCAACATGCTCATGCAATTTTGGCCTATTTGTACGCATCGAAACGTAGTCTCTAGCAAAGCCAATTTGCCCCGTCCGATCATTGCGCACCAGCCAGTAATTTGCTTTACGTAAAGCTCGACCTTCTGCCACAACTTTGTAGGTGCTCCAGTCCGGCGTGTGCTCCTGGCTGCGGCGAAACACCAGCCACGCGATCCCCTCATCATCCGTGTACCTGTTGATCTGTTTCCAGCCTTCCGCCAGGCTCGGCACCTGCCCCAAATATGTCCGCATCATTTTTTAGACCCCCCCCAGAAAATTTTGAGCTTTTTGGCCCGACTTGCATGTCCGCATCACTTTGACTACCCTTACCCTCGCTACCCTCCCCCTCCGTATAGAGAGGGGGTAGGGTATCAGGGTAGTTAGGGTAGTAAAAATGTTGTTTTGCCCCCACACTACCCTAACTACCCTCAACTACCCTCAGGGTAGCCAGGGTAGTACCCTATCTCTGATTTTTCTGCATCATCATGGACCCTGCGTGCGCCGGCTCGACCACATTCCAGCCATGTTCAAACACCCCAATGATCCCGCCCAGGATGAGGGCGCCAATCAGCTTTTCGTCATAAGACGGGTTCAAATCGTTGGTCACGGTGCGCTCAGTTCGGCCGGATTTCAGCAATTCATCCCTCAAAGCCGAACGAGAAATGTATGGCAAATTGTTGCGCACTTCGCACCCAGAAGCCCACCACGCATTTTCAAAGGTTTTTTGATGTACTTTTACCTTCGATTCCTTCTGTGGTTTTTCGGCCTTTTCCACTGCTTCTGCCTGCTCAACCAAAGCAGTTGTGACTGGATCACCATCTTCATCGAACCATTCTGGTATCGCAAAGCTCACTAATTTTGCAAAAATAGGCGCAACAATCTCAGAGTCCTTTGCCTTGCGCTGCACAATCTCCATCGGCGCATCGTCTTTAGCCGGCACGATGCTGATTTCAATGTCCAAAGCACCTCGCCATGCGCTCGATCCGCGCCCCCGATGCTGGGCCTCGTCAGACACCCCCGTGTGATGCACCAGAATGACCGTACAGCCAAATTCCTGCATCAGCAAGGCGCAGGCATCCAGCATGGTCTTCGCGTCTTGTGCGCTGTTCTCGTCCCCCGCCATAAACCTGTGCAGGGTGTCCACCGTAATCACGTCAGGCACCACGCCCAGCGCCCGGATGGCCTCGACCACCTTCTTGTAGCCCTCTGCCGTGTTCAGGTCGCAGCCGGCTTCGGACACCCAAAGGTTCGGATCATTGGCATGATTCTTGTGCATCCAACCGGCAATACGACTGCGAAGCCCGTGGTGGCCCTCGCCGGCCAGGTACACCACATTGCCTGGCTTTACTTTGTGTCCCATCCAGTCGGATTTTCGGGACGCTATGCGCAGCAGCCAGTCGAGCGCCACAAAGGTCTTGCCCCCGCCGCTTGGGCCATGCACCATGACAAGGGCATTTTCTTGCAGCCAGCCCTTGATGAGCCACTTGATCGGCGCCGGCTGAGAGGCCAAAACCTTGGCCTTGTTGAGTTTGTAGGAGGGCACACTCGGCGCCAGCATCAGGGCCAGGTCGTTGCCGGCCTGCACATAGTCATTGGCATCGCCCAGGACAGGCGGCATGACCATCTTGACGCCAAACTTCGCGCTCGCCTGCTCGGCATACCGCTGGCCCACCCCGGAAGCATCGTGATCCGCCACAATCATCATTTGACTGTTGTCTTTGTGCAACAACTCAACCACGGGCACCAGATTGCTGGCGCTGTAAGCCACCACGCACGGCCGGCCGGTGCTCTCATGAATCGTGGCCGCAGTGGCAAAACCCTCGGCAACGTACACCATGCCAGGCTCATCCAGTGAACCCAGGATATTGAATTTGCCGCCGGTTGCCCCACCGGGATGATACAGCTTGCCGCCATTTGAGTCGATGTACTGCAAGCTGGTCAATTCTCCATTCTCATCGTAAAGCGGCACCACCAAGCGGCCATCGCCCGTAACCCTGGCACCATTGGGCTTGATGCCTTTGCGCTTGAGGTAGGGATGCTCGGGGCTGGCCCCGACACAGGTGGACCAAATCATGTCCACCGTGTTGGCAGCCACCTCGCGAGACTTCTTTTGCTCTGCATCCCGCTGAGTCTTGGCTTCTGACAAGCGCCTGGTCTGGGACATCTCTTCGGAGGCCGTCAGGGTGCGGCCAATCTCGGCTTGCCAGGATGATTCCAAACCAGAGCGCCAGCAGCCAAATCGACCCGCCGGGACGCCATCGCCGAAGGCCACATACCAGCCAGGCTTATCGTGTCCGCCTTCGCCCTTGGTGCCACTGTTAAACCGATGCAGCTTGCCATCGAGGTGGATCACATCCGGTGGTCTGAGCCCCGCCGCCAGAATGGCATCATGGAGTTGGACATCGGGGGGATCGACCCGCTTCTCCGGCTGCGGCGACCACGCCCCGCCCAAAATACTTGATAAATTGGCCATAAAAATTAATCTCCGCAGAAGCAGGCTATTGCTTGTTCATTAGGGTCAAAAAGATCGGTTTGCTCTTGGCTGAATTTCAACATTGATGCATAGCTGGGACGGTCGGAACGGAACACAGCGCCGCTTGGCTTGCTTGCCAGTGCCAGTGCTTCCATCTTGGCCCACCAAATTGCGCGTTGTGGTTTTTCGGTAATTAGGGAAAGAATTTGCGCCCCCCCCTTGAGGAAACACAAATCACAATTGCCGTGCATTGTCACGCCGTTGTTGTTGGGCAGGCCAAGGTCAAATGACTGCTCACGCCAAAATGCGCCAACATTTTCTTTTGTAATGCCTGCCGTCACCAATGGAATCCGTGACTTGTCCTTAATTTTTGCCGCCCTGCGCTGTTCATCGGCCCTCATACCAATCATGCTCATGTTTTCGGCCTCCGTTTTGGTGTCAGCCATGCCCAAAGAAAACAAATAACGCGAGATTGGTCGAATCTTCAGTTCACTCGTGCAAAACCGAGTCACCGGGTTGGGCAAATAGTTGCGCTTGCGAATGAGTGCTTCAAACGGTTCACCATTGCGGCTGGCAGTCTCAAAATTGACAATGGTGTAATCCATTTCAGCGTACTCCAGCCAAGTGATCGGCACGTTCCAGTTCACAGAGCAGTCCCGCACAAACTCCAGAGTTTTTTCATCTTCCTTGCCAGTGTTAGCAAAGCACACAATGGCCTCTGCCGGTAGCCCTCCGTTGCTCTGTAAGACGCGCCAAAGCATATAGGCGCTAGTCCTGCCACCACTGAAACTGATGCAGGTTGGTTCATTGATTTTGAATGGATCGCTCATCTTTTTTACATCTTTCGCTAAAAATCTGTTGACACTATAGCATTGAACCGTGCTAGAATGTGTGAACGCACCGAACTAATTTCTAGACGGGTGCTAACTAGGAGAGCCGAATGGCTATCAACATTAAAAGCACCCGAGGCCTTGTGGCCAACGGCGTCAAGGCACTGGTTTACGGGCCGGCCGGGGCTGGCAAGACCACCTTGATGAAGACACTGCCCAGCCCCATCGTATTGTCGGCAGAAGGTGGATTGTTGTCCATCCAGGACGCCGACATGTCATTCATCGAAATCACCTCGATGCAAGACTTGCACGAAGCCTATGAATGGCTGACGCAATCCGAAGAGGCAAAAGGCTTTTTGTCCGTGGGCATTGACAGCATCAGCGAGATTGCCGAGGTCTGTCTCAACCATGAGAAAAAAGCCACGAAAGACCCGCGCCAAGCATATGGCGCAATGCAGGAACAGATGAGTGACATCATCCGCGCCTTCCGTGATCTGCCTGGCAAGCATGTGCTGATGACGGCGAAGCTGGAGAAAAGCACCGACGAAATGGGCCGGATGCTGTATGCCCCGTCGATGCCCGGCAGCAAGACTGGCCAGTCCCTGCCCTATTTTTTCGATGAAGTGCTTGCGCTTCGCATTGAGAAAGACGGCGACGGCGTGACGCAACGCGCACTGATGTGCGATAGCGACGGTTTGTGGTCCGCCAAGGATCGTTCGGGCAAGCTCGATCCCTGGGAAGCCCCCGACATGGGCGCCATCATTGCCAAAATTGTCGGGGTG